ATGTTATTGTATTTCATTTATTAAAGTTTTATATTTAGTTAATAAGTTTATTTGTTCTAAATTCGTTTTATGTTTCTTAGTAACTCTTATATATATAATCCAGAAGTATCTTTTAAATATAGCTGAGGTTTTACCATCATTAAAGATTATATATATGTGATCCTTTGGCAAGTTAGTTGAAGCCCATTGTATTGTAATTAGATTCATATAATTATTCCCAACAGAAGTAAACCTTTATTCCTCTTACTTCTTTCATTAATATTCTTTTACTCCATTCCTTTTCTTTTATATCCTTATTCCATTTAGGATTCTTACTATTTAATTTTCTTTTCTTTGCCATTAATCAATAATTAAAAAATAATATTCAGTATCTACTTCTAATATATATTCCATGTTCTTGCAGTAATCTAATAATTTATCTCTTTCTTTTGTTTCCCACATATCATGACAACCTTTATGCTCTCCAATACTCAAACAATGATACGTTATATTTCTTTTATCAGTTACTAAATCTTTTCTTCTACTTCTTGGTATTATATGAGAATGAGATAAAGGTACATCAGACCTTCCACATCCTGAACAGTAATGACCTCTCTCTTCTGCTATCTCGTTATAAATAATAGTTAGCCTTCTCTTCTCTTTCTTTTGTTTACTACTTATCTGTTTCATCTATCCAATCCGTTTCATTCAAGTAACTATCTATTAAATCTAATATATCTGGTAATCCTTTTACAATCTCTGCTTTATAACCTCTTTCGTTTAACGCTTCTATCCATTCCTTTTGTTCCTTTGTAGCTCTTCCTTTTATTGTTTTAATCTCTAATGCTAATCCATTATAACCGTTCCTAGCTTCATATATAAATAAATCTGGAAACCCTTTTACATATCCTGTTTTTCTTGCACGATTCCTCTGAGATTGAAAAGGTTGATATTGTCCTCCAAGAGATGCACAATACTTTACTTTAGGATATTGCAATTGAATATACTTAACAACCTCACTCTGCAATCTTGCTTCACTCATTAGGAAGATTAATGTTTAATGTATCATTTGCCCAGTAAAAAACTTCCTGAGTAAGTTTACCGAACTCTTCCTTTGTTAATGTGGTTGTACTCTTTAATCCTTGATGAAGTTCTCCATCAATCATTTCTTCTTTTAATAAAAATTTATATTTCAAAATAGAATGTATTTCTTGTTTTTCATTTCCAGTTTCATCAGCTATTAGTTCAACCCATTTCCACCACAATCTATTCTGAGCGTTTGTTCTAATATCTTTTGCTTCTCTCACTTCAATAACAATTTTAATATCATCATCAAATTTAGAAACATCATTTAAGAATTTTGCCCGATCATCAAAAACAATCTTTCCTTTAATTATTTTTCCAAAAGCTTTCAATAGTCTGTATTATTATTTTAATTGTATAAACAAATATTAATATTGGAGTTAATAATATAATGGTCATCATATTGTTTAATATTGATATAATTGATTTAAGATTTCTCATTTTACAAATTTATAAATAATTTTTAAATATGTTTCTTTTGTTTTAAAAGTTGTAAACATTAAATTGTTTATAGTAAACATGCTTTACATAAATTAGAACCCTCAACCTTTTTATATTTACCGCAAGAACAATAAAAAGTTTCATAGCATTCATCACATACCTCTCCTCTCTCTTCAACCTCTTCCATTCCACAATTCTTGCAATAGTGTTCTACTTCATCCTTTTCATCTCTTGGATCATTATAAGATCCGAATAATTGTTTTATCATATTAAAATATTGTTAGTTGTTGTTGGTGTTGCTTCAATCTTTTTGAAGCCGCTTCAAAATATTCTTTATCTAATTCATATCCTTCTAAATCATATCCTAAATTGTGGCAAGCAATTGCAATTGATCCCGAGCCTAAGTGTGTATCTAAAATCTTATCTCCTTCTTTTGCGTATTTTATTAGTAAATACTCATACAACTTTATTGGTTTTTGTGTAATATGTCTTTTTTTTCCATCATAATCTGGAAGTGTAGATAATCTTTTAAAAATTCTTGTGTTTTTATTTATAGAACACCAAGCCAGCTCAGCTTCACTAAAAGAAAGGTTTGGATTAAGTTTATCCCATATTATCCAGTTATTATTTAAAGGAAGTTTAAAATAATTACCTCCCCAAATAATTTGGTTTTTGCTTACTCTAAATAATTCTTTGAAATATTTTTCATCTGGAATTGACTTATCCCATTCTTTAGTTTTGTCAAATAAGTGTTTTCCTGTTCCCATATTCATTGTTGAAGCACCAATTCCATAAGGTGGATCAACTATTGCTAAATCAAATTTATTATCCTTAAATTCTTTTAAAGCTTCCATACAATCTTTATTGTAAAGATTAATCATAATAGTTTTTTAATAGTTAGTAGTCCTGTTCCTTTCTTTGGCCTGTATAATCTTTTATCTGGTCGGTAAGTTACTTGGTTGTTCTTTTTCCATATATCTTCATCAATTAATTTCTTCTGAGCTCTTAACCAAATATAATAGGTTTGTACATTCACTACAAATCTATCTCCTCTTATTCCAGAACGGAAGGCCTCCTCCACATCATTCCATCTCATATTTCCAAAATCTCTCATCAAGTCCTCTGCAAGAGTAGAAGCAAGAATTAATATATCTTTATCTGATTTTGTTTGTCCTAATTGAACTAAGGTGTTTGATATAAGACCTATGCATTTTTTAGTTAGTTCTTTCATTAAAATAATTTTGTTTGTTCTGCACAGATATAACTTGAATCATATCTTTCATTTTTTCCTTTAGGATAGTTTAATATATCCAGTTTTAATTCTTTTTTCATATTTTTAACTTCTCTTTTGTTTCCTAAAAAATATAAGTATCTATATTTTGGATCTGCTTTTACTTTCTTTATATTGTATTTAAGTAAATAATCTTTCAAATCTAATTTTTCTTCTTTTAATCTATCGTTAATTGTAAGACTATGAAAATCATTCCCTTTATCATCTATATAATTATCTTTTTGTCCTCCTTCCCCAGTATATATCCAGTTAGTTGCTTGATATATATATCCATGATGGCCACTTCCTTTATCAGCAAATGATATTAAACAGATAGGAGATGGCATTAATTTTAATGATTGACTTAAAAATATACTTAAACTATTTTTTGGTAAATTTTCATTTACTACTAATCTTGTTAATTCTCTTACTTTATATTTTCCTATTTCTCCAAATAAAGTAATAGGAACAGGAGGAGCAGGAGGACCAAAAATACTAATTCCTTCTAATTTATTATTTATAAAAAGCCCGAAACTATATTCTACCGCCATCGGCATTCTTTTGGCATAATGTTTATATAAACACCATTCTTTAACTTCGTATTTATCAATTGGTTTTACAATTAGATCATTCATTTAATTTTTATATTTCTTTTCTAATAAATTTAATGCTCCAACATAAGAATCTATTTGAGCATCTATTTTTGATGTTTTAGTTTTATTCCAGTTCTTATCATTCTTTGCCCATGTTTTTAAACGCCTTTCAGTATTCCAAGTTTTCTGCATTGATTGTCTTGTTTTACCAGTCTTTGATTCTTCACTCCAATAATCAATAAAATCTTCTTTCATTTCTTTTGGATAATTTAACTCTTGAATTTCATCAATCCAATATATCTTATTTAAATTAGTATTTATTTTAGTATCAGTACTTATTTGTGTGCAGTTTTCCACATCTGGTTTTTTAGTATCTGGTTTTTTAGTAAGTGGGTTTTCATAAACTATAAGTTCCCATTTAACGACCTTTCCCGTATTATCTACTATTCTCTTACGTTCTACATATCCAAACCCATTAAGTTCCTTTAGAACGGAGTAAATGGTGTTCTTAGACTCTTTTACTATAGCAACTAAACCGTTTACAGTTAAATCCCAAGTATCAGGCAAGGATAATATTAAACTCATCAATCCTTTTGCTTTTAAGCTCAAATCTTTTCTTCTTAATATCTCATTTGAAATAATAGAATAATTTTTACTTTTCTGGATTCTTTTTATATTCATTCAAAATCAGTTTGTTCTCCAGTTCCTCCAAACATAACAGATTGTTTTTCAAGAGCGTTTAATATTTCAATTTGAGATGTTATTCTTTGTTGCAGACTTTTATTATTATCCTCCAGTTCTTGGATATTCTTTGCAACATAATATCCTTTTGAGTTTGAACACAATCCATAAAGTAAATTGTTTACTCTAATAAAGTGTATTATCTTTCTCAATCTAACTCCAATCAAATTCATTTTGTCGCAAATAATTTTGGAAGTTACTGCATTTTGTTTTCCAATTCTTTTTCCAATACCTTTAACAATTGATGGAACTTTTTTTAGTTCATCATCTGTTAGTTCATCTGTTAGTTTTTCAAATCCTTTTATCATAATTTTAATTATTAAAAAGAAACAAAAAAGGAATGATACCTACACTTACTAATGGTAGTCTAAAACATTCCTTAATTATTTCTTTAGAACGGCATATCATCAGTTGGAGTATCTTGGAACTTTTTCTGATTCATTTTATTCTTATATTCATCAGTGTTTTTAATCTGATCTTTAATCCATTCTGGCTGTTGTTCTAACCATTCTTCATTAAAGTTATCTTCATAATTAAAAATAAAATTCTCATTAAATTGTTCTGGACATTTAGAACCCTTAGTCATTGATGAGATACCTCCTATTTTTGCAAACTCACTCCCCTTTTTATTTGTTTCATGTATTATAGATATATTGCATGGAGCTCCTAATACGGAAGTAAGATCAAAACTCTTTAACTCTTCATTACTAAAAGATTTTCCTCTCCAGCTCTCAAAATCTTTTCTTAAGTTAGATTTCTCATGTAATGATTTTGTATATTCTTTACTGATTACCATAGGTTTTTCTTCCCCTCCAAAATCTCTCATTTCATGAGGTAATTCAAAAGACAATCTAACCTTTTGTGTGTATTTTGTTTCTCCCTGCCATTCCCATTCTACTGTTCCAATATCTATCATTGAATAGCATCTAGCAATGTGAGTTCCACTTGGTACGATTTCTCTTTTAGTTTTAGCGCTTCCGCTTACAATAATTCCTTTCATAGTTTTTTTTATTTATATAATATATTTAGTTTGCATATCTTTTATGCTATCTAATTGTTTCCATTCTTGATAATCTGCAAAAAATAAAAATGTTTTCCACTCCATTCCAACAGAGTCATATTTCTCCATTTCAAATTCTAATTTGTTTTTTAAGTAGATACTGGTTGCATGGTGCATTCCATTAATATAATTTTTTATATGATAATGAGGAATGTTATGTTTTTTCCATAAGTAATAATTATAAAACATCCGAGCATAAACCTTATTTTGTTTCCTGCTCTTCATTTCAACTATATCCTCTTCTATTACTTCAAACATAGTCATTAAAGCAAATCTTGCTTGTTGTAGTTTTTCTTCCATTTTAATTGGTTGCATAATAAATAAAGGCAAGAGTAAAAATTGCCATTAAAGTTAAAGTTAAAAAAGCGTAAAAGATTTTAGATTTTTTTAAAGTTCTAATTTCTTCCACTTTGTAATTTTTTGATCCATTTGCATTAACAAAATTTGCAGTTTCTTTTGAATTAAAGTAATGAATGAATCCTGTTTTCTTGTGAGTTATTTTATACATTTTTATTTAGTTAATTGATTAGGGTTTATTGCAAATCTATCTTCTTTATAAGGAAGGATTCCTTCAACCATATATCTGATTTCTCCATTATCTAAAGTTTGGATATCTAATATTTTTTCATTTGTGTAGATTATAGTTTCTCCGAAAACTATTTTTGAGAAGTTGATTGTTTCTCCGATTTTCTTTGTGAGTTGATTTTTCATTGTTTTTGTTTTTAGTTATTAATATTAGTACAAATATAAGTAAGTTTTTAACATCTACAAACTTTTTTACATTTATTTTTAACCTAGCAAATGAAAGTTTTTTGGTTTTTTTGTGTTTTAGTTACTAACATTTCGTTGATTTTTCGTTAGTTTTAACGTAAACTATAAAAAAAAGGAGCTGAACCCCTTTAAAATTCAACTCCCTTTTCAACTAAACAACGTATTACTTAACAAATATGCTACAATATTATATAATTATTTTGAATATTGTTTCTTTTTTATGAGTTTTTTGTGCACTTTTTGCATTATAAGCAAATAACTCTTCTTTTATATCATAACCATCCCATCCGTTTGTTTCCTGTAAATCAATCCTTATATCATGCCTTCCATCATCTGTAAAACAATAGATGTTCTGAGCGGCTGTTCCACTTAAATTTAAAGCGTTTTCGCTGTAAGAATTTGAACCCACAAGACTGGCCGATCTCGCTATATTATCACGAATCATAGTTTCATGTAGGTGTCCACATATAATAAAATCAATTATAACTCCTTTTGCACTATATTTAGAGATTACTTTTCCTGTATCATTTGAGGTCATTCTTCCTAATTGATGGCCGTGTATTACCAACATATTTTTTCCATTAATCTCAACAACCAACTCAAGAGCATCCCCCCTCAAGAAATTAATATCTGGAAGTAGTAACCTTAACATCTCAAATATTGTAAAATCGTAGTTATCAGAAGCAACCATATCAACCCACCCAAGTTCAAAATTAACTCTTGATTCATTTCCAGTTACACAACAAACCTGAACTTCTGCAATTTCGTTTATATCCAATATGAAATGTTTTAATAAATGAACTCCTAAAAATGTAGCCTTTGCTCTATTGGTAGCCATTGACAATTTTTCATCAAGCCGCCGATCAGAATTAATGAGATCCCCCGTTATTGCAATTAATACTTTATTTGCCTTGTGGAATTTAACATATTCTTTAACTTTATAAGCGTATTTTTGAAGTCGTTTTGATGCAATATCAAAATCATATTTATTTGATTCAAGTTCTACTAATTCATTGAGGTGCAAATCAGCTAACTGAATAACTATTGCAGCTTCAGTATTGTGTTTCTTTTTACTCAGTTTGGTCTTTAAACTCTCTCTCTTTAATAGTTTTATGATTTCGGTGTTATACTCTGCCAGAGCGTTTTCTTGTCTTGAACCCTCTCTAAATGATTTTCTTTCTATTCTGTTTAAATCTTGGAACTTTTGTTTCTGTTTTGCAAGTCTAATGTTATACTCAACAATATCTTTGTCTGCAATTAAATAATGAACTACATCTTTAACTTGTTTTCTTAGATAATCAATTGAAACTTCCAGTTTGTATTTATCTATAAGGAAACTGGAAATCTCAATATAATTTTTACCATTATCAAAAAGCTCTAATATCTCATCCTTATAATTTAGATATTTGCTCTTCATTTTTTACTTCTTTTTATTCATATCTGCTAATCCTTGACCTAATACCAGTGTTAGAAGAGCGTAAAATAAATTTGACGCTGTTAATTCATCCACTCCCAATTTTGTCATTATTACTGGAATAATTACAGATCCGATTGCATACCAGAATTTCTTAGAATTAAACATTCCTTTTAATATTAATGTTTGTAACCAATTTTTCATTTTATTATTATTTTAAATTATTATTATTATAAACTATACGATAAACCTATTGAGAAACTTCCTTCTCTTTCTCCATTTTCATCCTCTTTTAAAGGAATCATATACATTGGAGAAGCTGATATTCCACTAAATAAATGGATGTACATTCCCCATCCAATATTCATGTTTTCAATCATATCTTCAGTTGGAGCTTCTAAGCTTAAGAATCCTATTCCTAAATCTTTTCTTGCGAAAACATTATACTCGTCTCCATCTTTTGATACTCCAACCATTGTTTCATTATTTAACGCATATCCAATACCCATATTTTGAGTAAAGTTGGAGATTTCCCAACTATCTCCATCAGCAGGAGAATTAACTTGAGAAACCACTGTAAATTGTGCAGAACTTATTAAAGTAGCACAACTTAGAACTATTGTAAAAAAAACTTTTTTCATTTTTATTATTTTTAATTTGTTGAGATAAAATTACAGTCTTATCTCTTGACTGTTTAATATATCCATAATCTTGGATTAGTTTTCTCTTCATCTATATCTATATGACAGAATGAATTTTTCTTTATTCCAACTCTAAAAGGTAATCCTAATTCATGAACTAATTGTAAAGCATGGCCTACAAAAAGAGCTCTCTTTACACTATCTTTTATTATTATATCTGCAGCAAGTCCTTTTAAATGAGCAGAATTTTTTATAGTATGGTAACCTCTATCAGTTAAAGATTGATGATAAGCTTTAGTTCTGTAACCACTGGTTACAATAAATGGAAAATCACATCTTGCTCTTAATTCATCAATAAAGTCCAAGAATAATGGACTCATATTTTTTCCTGTTCCCTCTTCGTTAGGAAGTCCAGAATCAAATTCAGAAATATTGAAATATCTCATGTTGTAAAATTATAAAAAAAATTATAATAAAACATTGATTGAATGAAAGTTATTAACTTTATGATGTTTACTTCTTGGATAATTTATAAAATTTATAAATAGTAAAAGTTATTGCTAATGTGAGCGAAATAAAGGTTAATATGTTATTACATTCAGTTAGCATAGTTGCTGAAGCTCCTCCATTTGCCAATATAACTTGAGTTGTATCTTTCATTTTTTCTAATTTTGTGTTAATGTTACATAACCCCCATATATTCTATTGGAAGTTGCTGTAACTTTTACTAATATTAATAAATAATTTGTAGAAGTAGAAACTGTTGATGTAATTGATATTGCAGCTCCATCTGTTGTTCCAGAACCAATTGCACTTCCAATTCCATTCGCATTAACATTACATTCATAAACTTCTACTACTTTTGATGTGTTTGAACCCCATATTTGAACATGAGTTGCGGATGTTCCATAAGGAATATTGACTGTTGCAACCATTTCCTGAGCAGCGTCACCAACTTGTAAACCTGAATTTGCTGAATCTTTAAATTCTAAAGCTTCATAAGCTCCATCTTCATTAATCATAAAATCTCTTGGTAGAACTTTTACATAAGTCGGATCTACACCAATTATAGAATAATCTCCAGCTGCTGGAGCGTCATATAAAATTGGCCCTAATTGTTTAGACGCAACGGGCATTCCCCCAATTGTCCCTTCTGTTTTCCTTTGATATTGGACAAACATATTATTTTCATCAATAGCAATGTTTGCGTTTAAATCTAAAGCTTCTTCTAAAGTTATTGCTTGAACAAAAAATGAAGTTGCATTAACTGCAGCGTCTGCATATACAGTTAAAGAAGTTCCATTAATTATTATTTTATCTCCAGCTTTAAGCGCTAATACTAACTTTCTGCAATTTATAGCTGTTGAAGTAGTTATTGCATCTCCTTCATTATATTCAGAAGTTAATTGACTAAGATAAAACTTATTCTCGCTGTTTTCAGCTTTAATAAATGGAATTGTTGTGTTGGAAGTTATCATAATATTATGGATTACTGGTATATCTATTTGGAGTTGGCATACCCTCTCCAGTTTTCCTGTTTGCATTTCCAATTATTACTGTTGTTGGAACTTCATAAAAAACTTGAGCCCATTGAGCATTCCATTCATCATCAACTACATTAAAGGAGCTTCTCATCATCATGTATTTTTTTCCATCTGAATCTTCCATTCTGCAACATGGATTAATAAATTTCAATTTTGTACTTCCTGAAAAGTATTTATCTACTGAAGATAATGCTGTTTTTCCACTAAAGGTTAAAATTGTTTCACTTTGGTTATTCATTATCTCCTCTCCAACTAAAACTTGACTTTTTTTATCATAGGTTAATGCACTATATATATAAGCACTTCCATTCCAACTATATATTCCCTTTGCCCATTTTCCAAGAGGATTAACATAAACCCAATCTGCTCCATCATAAACTTGAAAAGTAGAATTTGTATCTGCTCCAGATCCATCTCCAAATGCTATCACTCCTACATTATATTCAAATTTATCATTTCCACTTTGTTCCACTTGTATCTCTTGTGAACTATTTCCAAAAGAAATTCCTCCTGATTTTATAGGAACAAACATTGATTCAAAAAAAGCTCCTCCATTTGAAACCGTACTTAAAGTGTCTGTATAATCAATAGCGTAAAAAGTTGGAGTATATCCCCACTCTAAAGCAGTTCCCGCATAATTTGTTCCTCCATTTAATGAATTATGATTTATAACTAATCCGTGTGAATAATCTGAAGCCCCTTGTACATAAGCCCTCATTGGCCGAGTTCTGTTATCATCATATTCAGTGAAAGTATAAAATTGAAAATCCCAACTCCCAACAAAAGCGGTATCAGTGGGGATTAAATTTCCAGTATTGTTACATATACTATCAGTTGCACTATCAAATATACCTTTTACATAATCATTGCAATTTGAAGGTATTTTTGTTGTCTTTCTAATATATTGCTGATTATTAGACAAAGGGAATTCTCCTGAGCCAGTAGTGGTACTCATCCATTTTAACATTGAAGTTGCAGGAGTTCCAGTGAATTTATAAAGTGTCATATTGTCGGCATCTCCCCAAGCTGATGATGAAGGTTTTGCTCTAATAGTCCATAGATTTGTAAAATAAAGATCAGCATTAGAGGTGTTAGAAAAAGAACAATAAATTCTGCATAAAAAACCAGCTAATTGATCAGCGTCTGTTAAAGTCATTATGTTATACTCTTGCCCAGTTTGAGAAAATTGTGTGTAAGCATGAGAAGCTCCATCAGTTGGCCATGCAGTAGGCAATCCAGAAACTGTGTTGTGAGTTAAAAATAAAGGAAATCCGTTAAAGTGATTTCCACCAGCAAATTCAGCATAATTAGTTTTTGTTCTTTTAATAGCTGGCAAAGCTTCATATTGAGTTGTTGCCAATTTCTGCAATCCTCCACTTGATGTTCCTGTTTCAATTTCTTGATTATAAAGAGAAAAATTAGTTGTTCCAAAATAATTTCTATTTGTTCTGAAACTACCAGTATAATAGAACTCTCTTGTTGGAATGTTTATTGGTGTAGTATATGGAGCCGTTCCTTGTTCATTTGTGTTATATTCAGAAACTTGTATAAAATGAAAAGTATGTTCCCAGTAAAACATTCTCATATTAAAAGATTTGCAAATATTTTCTAAAACAGAATAAGTGTCTGGAGGAGTATATTTATTTTCATCCGATACACTGTAAAAATCAGTTATATTGATTTTTATTTGTGTTAAAGGGCAAGTTGCGGCAGCAGGAGTAACCCCCATATCCTCATTCCACCAATTAACAGCAGTTTGAATATAATAATTTTCCATACCAGCTCCTGAACTTACTTCATCTGATGCTAAAACCATTCCTGTATTATCTAAAATTAATTTTATCCAAGCTCCATCATATCCAATTATTTTTCTATAACCAGCATTTGCAAAAGTATCAGCTTTAACATAAGGAAAAGTTGGAACTGCAGCTGTTTCACTGTTTGTTTCTCTTAAAAAAGGAATCTCTTTTAAACTTGCAATCCCATCAACAAAAACTAAAGTTGAAACGTAAGGGTAAGAAACATCTTCTCTTGTATCTAAATTAGGTATTAAATAACCTGACCATAATAAAGATCCACTTCCAGTTGCTCCAACGTTCAATGTTATCCAAATACTTCTTTCGGGCCTTTCTGCAAATCCGTTTATTTGAGTTTCTTGAGTTAAATCTTCAACCAAAACATCTAAAGTAAGTTTTGACGCTAATATTGGAGAATTTTTATCTTGTACATTAGCGGATTCCCAGTCTAATTTCAATCCACTTGGAGCTAACTTCCATTCTGAAGTTCCTGCAGCGTATGAAGTCCAAATTTTAGCTTGATATGATGAACCATTAGATGATTCTAATGATACTTTTCTAAATACTTGTAAATTATAAGCTGCTCTCGCCATATTATGTTGTTCTTAATCTATTTATTGATGTATTTCTATTTGACAAATATATATCATTTCCTTTTAATACACCCTCTACAACTATGTTTTGATTTCCTCCTCCCATCATTGATTTAAGTTTATCTAATGGAGCTATAACTTCTGGATTAGAAGATGCTCCTGGATATTCTCCCATTAAACCAACTGTTGGCCCTGAAATTATTCCTCCATCTGCAAATGAAGGAATTAATGAATTAAAAGCCGTTCTTGCAAGACCAGCAGCAAGACCAGCTACAACAGGAATTAAAAATGGATTTATTATTCCAGCACTAATTAAAGATTTACTTACTGCAGCAGCTACACCTTGAGAAATCAAAGCTCCTATTACGTCTTTAATCATCCCCTTGACATTATCAGCATATTCTTGGAATGTATCAGCACCCTGAGATAATTCATCTCCCATTCTTTCCATTATAGAAGCAAGCCCCTCTTCCATTGATTTTATATCTGTTCCAACAAAGGCAGCTATTTCCTCTCCTAACATACCTAAAGCACCTCTATATTTATCCATAGGATCTGTATTAAATAATCCTTCTGGCATTTCCAAACCCTCTAATCTATGTGAAAGTAAATGTATTTCTTCAAAAGCGTCATGAGTAGCTAATGAAAGAGCTTCCATTTGTTCAACTTTCTTTTCTGTTGATGATGTTGGAGTTGTTGTTGATGATGTTGTTGATGTTGGTGTTGGTAATGTAAATTTTTCTGTTAATTTTAACAAACTACCATAAAAACCTGACTTATTAACTTTATTTTGAGATTCCCCTAATTGTTCGTTTGCAACAACTAAGTTTGTAATTGCGTCAATTTCCTGCTTTACTGAAGCTATTCTTGAATCCATACTTTTTTCAGTTGCACGGTTCAAAATACCTAAGTTGTATTCTTCAGTACCAAGTTTTGATAATACTTCAGTAAATTTTTGAACTTCATTTTTTTGTTTTGACTGTAAATCAATGAGTTCTTTAGACAAATCCACTAATTTAGCTCGCCCCGCTTCTGCAAGAGCTTGTTTCTGTATAGATTCAGTGTAATTTTTAGTTGCAGTATCTAAAGCAATTACATCTAATTTTGCAGCGTTTAATTTACCATAGTATTCTGGAGCTATTTCTTTTAATTTATTTAGGGCTGTTTCTTTGGCCTCAAGAGTTGAGTTCTCATGTTTCAGAACTCCTGTTAATATTTTAACTTCCGTTTGTTGAGTTAAGATAGCTTTATTAGCTGCATCCATAACCTCATTAATTGACCTTTGAGCGTCTGAAACCCCCCAAGCCTTTTCAATCCAATTGCCTAAAGCAAATACAACACCTGTTATGGCTGCTGCTAAAACAATATAAGGATTAGCTACCAACCATGTTGCAAGACCTTTTAGCCCACCTATTAGAGCGCCAATTCCAATTGAAAGTTTTCCAATAATTATAAGAACTGGCCCTATTGCAGCTAATATTAATCCCCACTTAACAATATTGTCTTTGGTTGATTCTGAAAGTCCATCAAATTTTCCGATTAAACCAACCATAAAATCAATAAACTTTTTAACATAAGGCATTAATCTTTGTCCAAGTTCTTCCCCTAAATCTCCAAGTTGATTCTTCATCATAATTAAAGGCCCTGCTCCAACTTTAGCAGCCGCTTCAGCTTGTCCTTCAAATTTCTCGGTTAATGCAGTGGTTAAGACAATAGCTCTTTCTTGTTGTCCATTTACCCCTTTTAGTCCAGTATCAAAATATCTTGCTAATGCGTCTGTTGATGTTGAAACACTTTTTGAAACTAAGGATGTTGCAGCTGTTAAATCCATTCCAAGAGCGGTTGCCATATTTTGAATCTGAGGCATCAACATTACAATTTGCTCTTCTGTTAATCCTAAAGAAGCAAGCAATGCTTGAGATTCAATAGTTGCTTCATCTCCAAATAAAGTTGTTTTTTGAAGTTCTTTTGCTTGAGCAATTAATCTTTGCTGAACATCTTCCCTGCCTTTTAATGCAGTGAGTAATTTTGTTTCTGCCTTTGCTTGTTCATCAAAAGCTTTAATAGATGCAGCTCCTAAAGCTAAAATAGGAAGAGTTAAATTTCTTGATAAATTTTGACCAGCCTTAGTTACATTTTTTCCGAACTTCTTTAGTTTCTTTTGAGCTTTATTCATTGCTCTCTCAAAACCGCTTAAATCCGCTCCAAATTTGAAATTTAAAAATCCTATTGCTTTACTTGCTGCCATGTTCTTCTAATTTTTTAAAATACTCTGCTTTTCTTTTTAATTCTTCAAAATCTATTTTTAACGCTTCTTTTTCCCAATCAAACTGAATTAAATCAGTTGGTTTGATACTTTTATTTTTAGGAAGCTGTATGTTTAATAATAAACAGGTGCTCCATCTTGTACGCTCCCAACTGCCTCTTTGCCTCATATTTTCCAGTTCATAAAAACCATCAACTTTGTTCCAGAACTCTCTCGGCAACATATCATAAAAATCATCAACATTCATTCCCAACTGCCCGAATGCTATTTGTTCCATTTTTGGCCAAGTTAGCTCTTCTTCACTCTCTTGGCCTTTGGCTTTTTTTCGTTACCATCTCCCATTGCTCTTGCAAGTATCTCAAAAGCTTTCTCCATGCAATCCATGTTTCCATCAAACATATCAGTTATATCATCTAATGAATAATTAAAAGGTTGTTTTGATGCTCTATAACCATCTTCTATTCCACAATAAATTAAACTGAACGCATCATTAAAAGTTAATTGTCCTGATGCTAATTTGTTTAAATCATTCATTGTTGCTCCAGTCATTAAACTGTATTTTCTAAGAGCGTTAAAACCAAATCTAACTGCCATTTTGTGTTCTCCAATTTCTAAAATTTCGTATTTCATTTTTCTAAGTTTTTTGTCTTTTCTGATATTAAAAGAAACCAACCCCCGCACTCAGAAAAGAAAACGCAAGGGCTGGCTCTAATTTATAAACTATTAAGAAGCAATAGTTTGCGTTAATGCTCCAGATCCTTGAAAAGAAACTGAAAATGTTGCAGTATCTTCATTAGGTGCTGAAAGTGAAGCTGATGTTAACCATGCTGTTCCGGTATATTTAGTATCTCCTGTTGTAGTTGAAGTAACTCCAAAAGTTAAAGTAAAACTTGCTCTTGTGTGAATATATCCTGTAAATATTTCGCTTAGAGTTTCATTTGAAATTGCACTTCCTGCTGGATCTAACCATGCATACATTGCATCACATGAAACATCCCAGTTTCTGTAACCTTCCATTGCAGTTTCCCATCCGCCATCTTCTTTATTACTTGTAGAACGTGGGCTATGGTTTACATTTAGAGTAGCACTTGTTGAATATGCAACTAAAGTTCCTCCAATGTAAACTCCAAGATCAGTTCCGTTTAATTGTCCGTTTGCCATTTTTTTTATTTTATAATATTAATATTTATTTTATTTTTGCTCTTCTTGAGCTTTTTTTGTTTTCGTTTCTTTTTTTACTTTAATCTTTTCTGGCTCTCCATATCCGTTTTTTTCCAGCCATTCATATTTTTCTTGAGTTACATCAATAATTGCTCCAGCTTCTAAAGTTTTTATTGAGTTTACAACGTATCTTCTTTTTAATTCAAATTTCATTTCTTTATTCGTTTGTATCAATCCATCCATTATCTGGATTGTTGATGGTTTCTATTATTTCACTATGAGAATATATTTTATCCCCACTTAAAAAATCTGGCACTTCTCCAATAAATTTAATTATTGTTTTAGTTCCATCTAAATTATATCTTAATGTTGCTGCTGAAGTTTCAATTAACTTTTGAAAATCAACTGAATCAACATAACTTTTTTCTATTATAACATACTTTTTTTCCATATCTTTATTCTGGAACATCAGCTTTAAAATCTGTTGACGTCATGTTAGTCATTGTTCCATCATTATTTCCTGTTTCATCTGGTATTGTTGGATAAGTTGCAATTGGATTTCCAACTATTCCTCCATCTCCCATTTTCCAGTAACCTTTTAAATTTGTTAAAGGAACAGGATTAAATGGTAATCCATCATTGTATAAAGTTGTTACTTCTGTTGAAGATAATTCTTTATTAAATAAAGTAACTTCATCAATATTTCCTAACCAATAATTTGCTCCATCTGCATTATTACCAATTGACGCTGTTGAAAAACTACCAGTGAATGTTCCTGAAATTGCTGTTGTATCTTTTAAACTACCATCTAAATATATTTTTGCATTTCCACTGGAATCCCAAGTTCCTGCAACATGA